TGTAGACATTGTTTCTCTTCAGCAACTAATTCTTGTTTTAGTTTGTGAGCTGCATCCATATCAACACGCACACCCAGAAATCTCATGTCAACAAGACATGGAAATAGTTCTGTTTCAAGATTAAATATATCCTCTATATCTTGACTTATAATTTCTTTCTTCATCTCTTGCCAAAGTTTATATGTTAACACTGCGTCTTGCTCTGCATACTCACCCACATACATTGCAGGTAGTTTATACATCTCAGACTTAGCATCGATACCCCAATGGTCCGCAGTTTCCTTCAATACAGCCTCGTTTTTGCCTATTCCGACGTAATCCCGACCCAAACTACCTAAATCGTATCGGAAGCGATTCTCGTCCACGAGAGAGCCAGCAATCATAGTATCTACGATGGTACCCTGTATTTCATACCTTTCAGCCCTTAAAAAGCATACATCGTACATAGCGTTGTGAAATATCTTTGTTGCAGGTGTTTTTAGTACACTTTGAAACCATCTCGTGACCATTCCGTGGTCCATGTTACCACCACCTTCGTGACGTATAGGATAGTATCCTGCCCAATCGTGCACAGCTACAGCTATACCTACAATGTTTCCTTTACCAGTTACAGATCCAGAACCCATTATTTTTAGTTCTGGGTCTTTTGTTTCTAAGTCAATTGCGATCTCATCATACTTTGATAGATCAGGAAAAGACTCTGGTGGTATCCATTCTGTTTGTGGTTTAAATATCTGTTTCATAATCCCTCTCAAGTATCATTTCTAAAAAATGTATTGCTTTCAATATGTCTTGCTTCTTTCCCTTATCACGATGTCTGATAATATATTTTATAGCACAACCTTCAGGATATAGCAATTCATTCTCTACTACAAACTTACTAGGTTGAATTTTATATTTTTGATAGTGACTCCCACCGTGTTGCTTGTCCCATACTTTACTCATAGATTATATGCCTTCCTTGTTTGTGGTTCTATTATGTATAAGTTTCTTTCTGTTCTTGTGCATGCA